GGTGTCGTTAGTGTAGACAAGAAATTCATTGGTTCAATGGACTTTGAGTGTTACACCCGTGATCATGGTAATGTAAAGGGCACTTATGTCTGTACCATTGACAACTATCATCATGATCCAGACTACGTAGACTGGGCAACGAGTGAAAATCCTGCCGAACACAAGTCTCATAACCTAATTGAACTTGAAAATGGGCAGTATGCACTCTATCCAAACAATAGATTACGTATTTTTGATAATAGTTTGACACCTGTAGAACCAAAAATGCCTGATTTTAAGGTTTCTACTCAATATTATCAAGTTGAAAACGGTTACAAGCGTCTCGGTATGGGTCGTGAAGATGAATACTTCTGGAAAACGGCAGACGAACGCGAAAATAAATACACCGAATCACCCAAAGAGGACTAAATGGGCAATTCACCCGTTGATAGAGACAAAAACCACATGTACAAAATGTGGGGAACAACAAACTTAATTACGGATTACTGGTCAATGCCTGACAATTACATGCACGAATACTGGTCCAAGCCACATAAAACCGAAGATCCAGAGGAAAGAGTTATCCAAGAAGTTTATGGTGACCCTGCTGCCATAAATAAAGTCAAGAAAACTACTGATCAATGGCAATTTCACGGGAATCAAGAGCATTTAGAGACATAAGTCTGTCTTTTGACCCACATCCTGTGACAAAAGACTTGCCAATTTTGAAGAACGCAAGAGCAATCACGCGATCTGTTCAAAATTTAGTGCAGACGATCCCTACAGAAAGGTTTTTTCAACCAATCTTAGGGTCTGATGTACGGGCAAGTCTTTTTGATTTCGTTGATTTTGCCACTGCGGGTGTAATTGAAGAGCAAATCATCACCACAATTGATAATTTTGAACCTAGAGTTGCAAATGTGCAGGTTGATGTAGATCCTCAACCAGATAATAACACATTTAATGTTACTATCTTTTATGATATTGTTGGTCAGGACTTTCCTACTCAAGAATTTTCATTTTTGCTAGAGGCAACAAGGTAATATGCCTTTTACTAAATTTACAAATCTAGATTTTGACCAAATTAGGTCCCAAATCAAAGACTATCTCCGTGCAAACTCTACGTTTACGGACTTTGATTTTGAGGGATCTAATTTTTCTGTTTTAATTGACACGTTAGCGTATAATACTTACATTACTGCCTATAACTCAAACATGATTGTGAACGAATCCTTCTTGGATTCGGCAACTTTGAGAGAAAATGTTGTTTCTTTGGCAAGAAATATTGGTTATGTACCTCGCTCCAGAAGCGCCGCTAAGGCGCGTGTTAATCTGACGGTACAAACCACAAGCACATCACCTACAATGACCTTAGAGGCGGGTCTGGTATGCGTAGGAAGCGTTAATGAGAGTCAATTTGTCTTCTCAGTTCCAGAAAATGTCACCACTACTATCAATTCTGGAACTGCTAAGTTTAATGACCTTGATGTTTGCCAAGGAACTTACTTAAAAAAACAATTTGTTGTTGATGGATCGTTAGATCAACGCTTTATTTTACAAAATCCCTTCATTGATACTTCAACAATCGTTGTAAAAGTCAAGGGAGCATCTGATTCTGGTGAAGGAAGAGAATATGAGCTTGCCCAGAACATTTTAAACCTGAATAAGAACTCTGAAATCTATCTTTTACAAGAAGTTCAAGATGAAAGGTATGAACTTCTCTTTGGTGACGGATATTTTGGTAAAAAATTAGAAAATGGGTCGATAATTACCGTTTCTTACATCACTACAGACGGTATTGATGGAAATGGAGCGAAAAATTTTGCATATTCTGGAAGAGTTACAGATAATCTTGGAAATGTGATTGTTCCAAGTAGTGATGTCACGATTTCAACCACTTCAAAGGCACAAAATGGTGGAGAAATTGAAAGTATTGACTCAATTAAGTATTTTGCACCAAGAATTTACTCCTCACAGTACCGTGCAGTCACTGCTCGTGATTATGAGGCGATAATTCAGTCAATTTACCCAAATACTGAGTCCGTTTCGGTTGTTGGTGGTGAAGAATTGGATCCACCGGAGTTCGGAAACGTAATTATTAGCATCAAACCCAAAAATGGCGACTTTGTTTCAGATTTTGACAAAGAATCTATCGCTACAAAACTCAAAAATTACTCTTTATCGGGTATAAACCAAAAAATCGTTGATCTAAAGGTACTTTTTGTTGAAATTGACTCTGCAGTCTACTATAACAACGCAAAAGTATCAAATGTCAACGATTTGAAGTCAAAAGTTTCGTCAACACTGAATACTTTTGCCACAGCAAATATTAATCAGTTTGGTGGACGCTTCAAATACAGTAAATTGTGTCAAACCATTGATAGTACTGATAGTGCTATTACTTCTAACATCACAAGAGTTAGAATTAGAAGAAATTTGAAAACATTGATCAATACTTCTGCACAGTATGAACTTTGCTACGGAAATAAGTTCCGTATGGATAAAAATGGATTTAACATCAAAAGTACGGGATTTGGACTCTCTGGAAAAAGTGGAACATTCTATTTTACTGATACTCCAGGAGAAAATGGTAAAGGAGTTATTTCTGTAGTTAAAGAAAGCAATGATAAAGGTGAATATGAGGTTGTAATCAAGTCAGCAGGAACAGTTGATTATGTGAAGGGTGAGATATTACTGAATACGATCACATTCTCCTCTACAGTTAAAGAAAATAATATTGTTGAGATTCAGGCAGTCCCTGATTCAAACGATGTTATAGGTTTGAAAGACCTTTATCTATCTTTCTCGGTTGCTGATAGTGAGATAAATATGATTAAAGATACTATTACATCTGGCGAACAGATCTCTGGCGTCGGTTATAAAGTTACTTCAAGTTATCTAAACGGAGAACTTAAGAGAGGATAAGAATGATACAAACAGGATTTGAAAGAAGGGTAAAAGTTCAACAAGTAATTGAAAGTCAGTTACCCGAATTTCTTAGATCCGAAAGTCCAAAATCTATTGACTTTCTGAAGCAATATTATATTTCTCAAGAACATCAGGGCGGTGCTACTGATATTGTTGAGAACTTAGACCAGTATCTCAAATTTGACAACCTTACACCAGAGGTTGTCACTGGATACACCAGTTTGACTGCTGGTATTTCCTCTACTGCTGATACAGTTCAGGTTTCTACAACCAAAGGATTTCCTGATGAGTATGGTCTGTTTAAGATTGGTGATGAAATTATAACATATACTGGAAAAACTGCAACCTCTTTTACAGGATGTATTAGAGGTTTTAGTGGTATTTCTTCATATCGTTCTTCTCTTGATCCAGAAGAATTAGTATTCAGCGACACCTCTGAGCAGGTTCACGCCAATGGTTCTACGGTACAGAACCTTAGTGCCCTTTTCCTTAAGGAGTTTTATAGAAAGTTAAAGTATTCTTTTGCTCCTGGTCTTGAAGATGTTGATTTTGTAGATGATTTAGATGTTAATAACTTTGTCAAGGAGATAAGAAGTTTATACGAATCAAAAGGAACAGAGGATTCTTTCAAGATTCTCTTTAAAGTTCTTTATGGTGTTGATCCAAAGGTAATTGATTTAGAAGATTATCTGGTAAAACCATCAACAGCAAAGTTTAGAAGAAGAGAAGAGGTTGTTGTTGAGAGAGTTTCTGGTGATCCAAACAAGTTAGTTGGGCAAACAATCAGAAAATCTACTGATAGTGCAACTCAAGCTTCAGTATCAGAAGTAGAAATTTTCACACGTTCTGGAATCAGTACATACTATAAACTCGGATTGTTTGTAGGTTTTGATGATAGAGATCTCATTGAGGGAACATTTAAAGTACAACCTGCTACCAGAGTAGTAAACACAGTCAGTGTTGGTGCTTCTGTAGTAACTGTTGATTCTACAGTCGGGTTTGCTCAGACTGGAAAGATTGTTTCTGGAAGAAATACAATTGAATATACAGATAAAACTGTAAACCAGTTTCTTGGATGTAGTGGAATTGGCACTGCAATTCCCCCATCAACCGAACTTAGAACTGATGAAGTCTACATTGGTTATGAAGATGGTAATATTTCCAAGAAAGTAGAAGTTCGTATTGGTGGTGTTCTTTCTAAGTTTAAAGCGACGAATGACATTTTACTTTCTAATGAGGGTCAAAAGATATTTGTCAAAAATATTGGTGAGAGAATCAAAAATCCAGAACTGAATAAGACTGATAAGCAAATATTTGCTAATAGTTGGATTTACAACACAAGTTGTAGATTTGATGTAGAGAGCATCAATGGTGCCACAGTTCAATTGAAGAGTGAAATTGATGAATCTAGTCTTAAAGTCGGAGATACTGTAGATATTCTAAGTGGATCCACGGAAACTGTTCTCCATGCGAACGCTGTAGTCGCTACAGTTAGTGCTGTAAACAAGCAAATCACCCTCAACAACCTTGTAGGATTTACTGCTAATTCCACAACAATCTACACAATTAGGAGAAAAGTTGAAACCGCTACCAGTAGCGGTGCTTCATTGTTCTATGGCGACAATACCATCACCAGTGATGTTCAGAATGTATATACTGACGAAACCCATGCATACGTTGCTTCAAACTCTTTACCTTCATATGACATTAGTGAAACTGCTCTGAGTGCAACTCTTGCGTCTGCTGCTGGCAGTGCTCTTCAAGGATTTAGTACGTCAACACAAAAATACAGCATTATCTCTTTTGCATCACCAGTTCCCTTCGTAACTGGTGATGAAGTCTTCTATAAAGCATCCTCAGACACGCTTGTAGGACTCTCTGAGGGCGTTTACTTCGTTAAGGTGCTGTCCACATCCAATCAAATTAAACTCTTTGCTTCTAGGTCTTTAATTGAGGGAGGATCTTCTTTAGAGTTTACGTCTGCTGGGGCAGGTACACATAAATTTGTTCTTGCAAGTCAAAAGAGTGAGGCAATTTATCCCCAACAATTGCTGAAAAAATTCCCAATCGTTAGAAATATCAAGGACGGTAAAGGAACATCAACTATTCCTGGATCCACAGGAATGTTAGTTAATGGCACTGAAGTTGTAAACTATAAGTCAAATGATAAGATTTACTTTGGTCCAATTAAAAATGTAAGACTTTACAATGGTGGTAAAAATTATGATGTAATCAATCCACCAACCATTGAAATCGGTTCTCCTGGAGCTGCCTATACCACTGCTCTTGTAAGACCTGTAGTTCGTGGTAGTGTAACTGAAGTACAAATTGACCCACAAGATTTTGATTTGGTAGATGTTACTTCTATCACTATTGATGGCGGCAATGGATCTGGTGCAGTTCTGCAACCAATTTTAGAAACCAGGTATCGTGAGATTGAGTTTGATGCTCGTTCAACTTCTGGTGGAGGTAGTGTTAATAATAGTGATGATACTATTACTTTTGATAAACCACACAATCTGAGAAATGGTGATGCTATTGTCTATAGCAGAAATGGTAATAATGCGATTGGAATTGGAACTTTTGGTGGTTCAAACACTCACCAAGACAAAGCATTGGCGAGTGGGTCTGTATACTTTGCTCAAGTTGTCAACACAACAACAATTAAGTTGTATGAAACCTTTGAGAATTACTCAAGTGGTATTAGCACAGTAGGATTTACCACTTTTTCTCAAGGTATTCATAAATTTAGATTATTTGATGGTAAGAACAATATTAGTGCAATTAAAGTTGTTAACCCTGGAAGTGGGTATGAGAACAGACAACTAAAGGTCAAGTCTGAAAATATTTCCTCTGTTAGTGACTCAATCACTTTTAACAATCATGGATTCTCAGATGGAGATAAGTTACTCTATACAACAGATAATACTGCTGTAACTGGATTGACCACCAGTGTGCAGTATCAAGTATTGAAGATTGACGATCACTCTTTCAGACTTGCAAATGCTGGAGTTGGTGGAACAAATACAACTGATTACACTAAGAGACAGCATGTAAACATTACTGGTGTAGGAACTGGTATTCAAAACTTTGCTTATCCTCCAGTAACAATTACAGTTAATGCGGAGTTTGATGGTGTATCTGGAGTTATCACAGCAACTCCATCAGTAAGAGGTGAGATTGTTGATCTTTACTTGTATGAGACTGGAACAGGTTATGGATCAACAATCCTGAACTTCCACAAAAAACCAGACATCAAGATTAAAAATGGTAAGAATGCAGAGTTAAAACCATTAATCTCTGGTGGGAAAGTTGTTTCTGTACAGGTCACTAATCCTGGTAGTGAGTATTCATCTGCGCCAGATCTCAAAGTTGAGGGTGAGGGTGTTGGAGCAAAACTTAGAGCGATTGTTAGTGGTGGAAAAATTACTAATGTTGTAGTTCTCACTGGTGGTGCGGGTTATGTCCAAAATACCACTTCAGTAATTGTAACTTCTGCTGGATCTAATGGTGTTGTTGATGTTGAAGTTAGAGATTTAGTCTGCAACGCTCACACTAGATTTGGTGATGAAATTTTAGTTGAAACTGAAGAAAAACTTGGATATGGATTGGTAGGATATTCCACTGCTATCGGTGCTGATACTTTTGGAGATATTGGCGGAACACACTCTCCAATCATTGGTTGGGCATATGATGGCAATCCAATCTATGGTGGTTATGCCTATACAGATCCTTCGGACGTAAACTCGGGTATTAAAATTCTTACAAGTAGTTATGAATTAGCAACTGCTGAAGTTTCTGATAGACCTTCTGGATTTTCTGCTGGATTCTTTGTAGAAGACTACAAGTTTACAGACTCTGGTGATCTTGATGAGCATAATGGAAGATATGCCAAAACTCCAGAATATCCAAATGGAGTTTACGCTTATCATGCGACAATAACCAGTGATGGTAAAAATAGCAAGTTCCCATTCTTTATTGGCGGAACTTATTCCTCCGTTCCAGTAACTCAGAATATTAATCAAACGTTTGACTTTAACTCTTCGGACTTACGAAGAAATACTCTCCCTTATGTTGCTGGTGATAAATTTGCTACTAACGATTTTGTTTCCGAACCAAATGAAGTTCTAGTTCAAAGTGCTGTAATTGATTCCATCACTAGAGGATCTGTAGATGGATTCAAGATTAATAATTCTGGAACAGATTACAGAGTTGGAGAAATTGCAACATTTGATAATGAAGGAACTAATGGCGGTGGACTTTCTGCTTATGTTAGTAGAGTCACTGGTAAGTCTATAGTAGATTTAAACACCACGATTCAAAGTCATCAAAATGCAGTTCTTGTTTGGGAGAAAAGTGGTGTAGTATCTGTCAACATAGATCCATCTCATGGATACTTTGATAACGATCAAATTGCAGTTTCTGGATTATCTACATTCATTTCTGGTCTTACGAAATCTCATAAAATTGGAGTTTCCTCAGAAAGAACTCGTCTTTCCGTTCAAGTCGCGGCTAACTCCATAGTTGGTTTTGTTACCGATATATTTGTCAACAGAGTTGTTGATTCCATCTCTGTAGGAAGCACTCTAGGCATCGGCACAGAGACTTTATCTGTTTTAGGGACATATCCAGACAAGAAGGTAGTTAGAGTCTTGAGAGGCATTGTAGGTGCCGCACATACAGCTAACACTGATGTATTTGTATCTCCTAGTAAATTTACTTTACCTGTAAATGTTCCATATTTTGACTCTGCTGTAAATGATAAGGTATTTTTCAACAGTATTCAGTCTGTAGGTATTGGAACCACTGTTGGAGCTTCCTCTTCCAAGGGATATTTTACTGGAAGTCGCCAATATACAATTTCTGTACCAACTCAGGGAATTTACTTACCTAACCATCCCTTCAAAACTGGTGAACAAGTTACATTTGAGAGATTTGCGGGTTCACAAGGATTTACGGTTTCTAACACCAACACTAGCGCAACTTATAGTATTCCTCAAAGTGGAAACACTCAAACTTTATTTGTTGTCAAAAAGACTGATGATATCATTGGTCTCTGTACTCAAGTTGGTCTCACCACAAATACTGAAGGTTTGTTCTTCAGAAATATAACGTCAAATGCGGATAGTAGAGATTACAGATACTCTTTAACTTCAAATAAAACTCAAGTAACTGCTAAGGTAGAAAAAATTAGAGCAAAAGTCGCTGTTTCTACAGCACATGGTCTGATTAACGGTGATACTGTAAATCTGAGCGTTAATTCTGGGCAATCAGTTGGTATTGGCACATCAGTTTCCGTATACCTTAAGTATAACTCTGCAAATGATAAGTTACTTGTCAATCCAATCGGATTTACTTCAACTGCAGTAAACACCTCCACAAATAGATTGACACTCACTGAGCATGGTCTCAGGACAGGTGACAAGGTATTTTATGATTCTGATCTGATCATATCTGGTCTTTCCACCGGATCTTACTTTGTTTACAGAATTGATGACAATACTATCAATCTTGCTAATACAAGGTTTGATGCAATTTCCAATCCACCAACCGTGGTTAGTTTTGGATCTACTGGTGGTTCCAGTCAAGAATTGTCTCCAATCAACCCAAGATTGAATGTTGTTAGAGATAACAACTTGGTATTCAATGTAAACGATTCCTCCTTAAGTGGTTATAACTTCAGACTTTATTATGATCGCGATTTCAAGAATGAATTAGTTTCTATTGGATCTTCTACAACTTTTAGCACAGTAGGTGTAGGAACTGTTGGTATTGCTAATACAGTTACTGCATCAACGGTTACTCTCAACTTTGATAAGAACCTTCCATCCAAAGTTTACTATCAACTAGACAAGGCAGGATACATTAGCACTGCTGATACTGAGGTAACAAACTATTCTGAAATCAATTTTATTGATAGCACTTATTCTGGAACTTATAGTGTTACCGGAGTTGGTGAAACTGTATTTACTGTTTCCCTCAAGAGTGTTCCAGAAGATCTTGACTATAATCAATCGTCCACAAGTGTTCTTAAATATTCTACTTCTTCACCAAGAGCTCTTGGTGGTGTTGATAAATTGGAAATCACTTTTGGTGGAGCAAGTTATAAGAGACTGCCTAAGTTTGTAAGTATTGCGTCTACAGCAGGTATCAATGCTGATGTAATTCCTACATCCACAACTCTTGGTAGAATTAATCAAGTCACCATACAAGATGCAGGATTTGATTTTTCTGCAGATAGAACACTGAGTCCAGAAGTTTACATCTCACCAAATATTACGGTTGTTAACAGAAATACTATTTCTGGCATAACAATAACATCTGGTGGTTCTGGATTCACGTCTCCTCCAGATCTTGTTCTTGTCAACCCCGATACAGGATCTGCTTATGACAATGGAACCCTCATTGCTAAGATGCAGGGTTCATCTATTAATAAGATTGAAATACTTGATGTTCCTAAGGGTCTTTCTGATACGGAATCTAAAGTATTCTCTGTAAACAACAGTAACGGTGTTGGTGTTAATAGTGTTTTCTCGTCACCTGCCGGTGTCGTGACTTGTGTTCTGGCAACTCCAACTCTTGGATTTACAACTGCTACGGCACCATTTGCTGTAAATGACTTTGTATATGCCGAGAATATTTCTTTAGCATCTACCACAGGTACAGGATTCAACTCCCAAGATTATTCTTACAACTTCTTTAAAGTAACTGCATACAGAAATACTAATCCTGCAGAGGTTGAATTTGATATTTCTCCTTACGCAACTAACGCTGGTGTTGCTCAAACTAATGGTCAAAGCACTTTTGCGACCCTTGTTAACAAAAACAACTATCCCACATTTACTGTTGTACAAACTCCATTAGAGTTTATTGTTGGAGAATCCCTCTTTATAAAGTCTGGAAACACTTATACTGAAGTAGATCTGGTAGTTACTAATAATCTTAATGATGCGATTAAAGTTTATGGGACTTATGAGTTATCTGAAAATGATGTGATTGTCGGAAAAAATTCTGGCACAATAGCGACTGTCAACAAAGTTGATGAAAATACTGGTATTTTTGAAGTTGATTACTCTCTTGAAACAGATTATGGTTGGTCAAATGACACGGGTAAGTTGAATGAGGATTATCAAGTCATCCCCGACAATGATTACTATCAAAACCTGTCCTATAGTATTAAGAGTCCAATAGAATTTGAAGATTGGGTGAATCCTGTTAATAGAATTCTCCACTCCTCTGGATTGAAAAACTTTGCTGATACTGGAATTACGACAGAAGGAACAGTCTCTACAGCAACAAGCACTTCTGCGAATAGCACTGCCTTGATTGATATCATCAACCTCAATGCAAATGGAACCACGATGAGAGTTGATGCTGTCAATTTCTTTGATTTTGCTATTGATATTGATGCGTCAAACAACAAGTCCAAGTTTATTAAGTTCCAAAATAAGAGACTTTCTGATTACATTGAATGTAAGACCAACAGAGTTCTGACGATTGATAACTTCAATAGTCAATTCTCTAACCAACAGAATGCTAATACGACTCTCTATCGTGATATTGATAAGTTCATTGCTAATGATGGATACAGCAGATATTTGGTTCAGATAATCAAACCAAATAGCAAAGATCTTCAAGCGACTGAACTGATTGTTGTAAATACAAAAACTGATGATTTAATTACTGTTGAGAAAGCATCTATTCACAACACGAAAGATGACTTTGCTGATATTCAGGCATTTAAGGATGCTTTTGATAATGTTTCACTGAGACTTACCCCAGACGATCCTTTCAATGATGATTTGGATGTCAAATTTATAAAGAACAACTTTAACACAACCCTTGCCGGTGTTGGTACACAATCAGTCGGATTTGTTAATCTGATTGGAAACAATGTTTCCGTTGGAGTTGGTTCTACAGGATTAGTTTTTGAGGGTTCCTCAAGCGGCACTGAATCTTTATTTGCTAATATTGAACTTATTGACACGGTTACTAAGGACAAGACTATTGTTGATATGTTTGTTGATCATGATGGAACTGATACTTACAGATCAGACTTCTTCTTTGATAATAGCACTTTAGGATATTCTCCAAAGTTTATAGGAACTTTCACCAGCAACATTGCATCTGGTGTTCTTAAGTTGAATTTTGAGAATACCGAGTCTAATAATGTTCTTGTTCGCTCCAGAATTGTTGGATTCAATACAGTCGGTGCTGGAATTGGTACTCATACTTTTAAAGCAAGTGGTCAACCAGACAGTTCTGTCAGAGAAGGTCGTCTTGAAACTAAATTCTCCACATTCTCAGGAACTGGAATTTCTACGGTATTGACTTATGACAAGGCAGATGTAACAACAGTTAAATCTACTGCAAAAGTATCTTATGGTAATACATCTGCACTGCATCAGGTATTATTCAATCATAATGATACAAACGCCTTCACGGTACAATATCCACATTTGTCTATCGGCAGCACTATGGGTATTGGTACATTTGGTGCTGATATCAGCGGCAGTAACTTTGTTCTGATATTCCACCCAGATGCCAATATTAGCGATGATATCACCGTTCAAATTTACAGCGAAATTATTCAAACAGAAAAAGATTTGAACAATGTTCCTGCAACATTGACTTATGGATCTGCAAATGAACAACTGAAAACCTCTCAGTTTGATTCTATCAATGGTGATAGAACTAACAAGGTTGACTTTGATGTCAAGCACAATAGTGTTCCAGTATTTGAAAAGCAATTCAATCCTGGAACTTCTTCCGTAGTGAATCTGGGAACGGGTGTATTTACAATTGCTGATCACTTCTTTAGTGATCGTGAAAAATTAACATATACGCCAAGATCTACTTTTATTGGTGGTGCTCATACATCTATGGTTATGTCTGATGGTAATATTCTTCCATCTACTGTATATGCTATCAAGATCAATAATAATGAATTTAAACTTGCAACAAGCAAGACTGGTGCAGCAGTCACATTCAACTCTGCTGGTAGTGGAAATGGTCACACCCTTGAAATGGAGAAGAAACTTGAGAAGTCTCTGATTACCATTGATGGCGTTTCAAGATCTCCTTTGGCATTCACTCCAATTAACTACACTCTTAATAATAACGGTGGATCTATTTCTGTTGGTGCAACATACTTTGGTATTTCTGGAATCTCCTCTATTCTCCCAGGAGATGTTCTAAAGGTTGATGATGAGTTTGTTAAGGTTAACGCTGTAGGTCTTGGAACCACAACTATCGGACCTATTACGGGGACAGGTTCTTTCAATGTTGTTAAGACTGAGAGAGGATTTGTTGGAACTTTGGCAACTACACATACTGACGGATCTACTATCAGAGTTTTCCAAGGTTCTTACAATATGACCAGAAGTAAGATTCACTTCACTGAAGCACCTAGAGGTAATACTCAAGAACTGGTTGATAACAGTAATATTCCATTCCATAAGTCTACCTTCAATGGTAGAGTATATTTGAGAAATGATTATGCATCTAACCAAATTTACGATGACATCACTAGACAATTTACTGGTATCGGTGCAACTTATCGTCTGACTGTTGGTGGTGCTAATACAACAGGCATTGAAACTGGTAGTGGTTTGGTATTCATCAACAACATGTTCCAAACTCCAACAACTGATAACAATACTGGAGGAAACTACAGTTTCACAGAGAGTGGTGGTGCTTCCAATGTAGTTTTCACTGGCGTAAAAGATTCGAATGATGATCTTGTTATTTCAGAAACTGATGTAAACAAGAATCAACTTCCAAGAGGTGGAATGATCGTTTCACTTGGATCTACTCAAGGTCTTGGAATTGCTCCTCTTGTTGGCGCTTCTGTAACAGCATTTGTCTCTGGTGGTGTAATTCAGTCTATTGGAGCTGGTGCTACTGACATTCTCGGATCTGGATACCGTGGATCTGTTGCTATTGGAATTACTGATCCAAATCATACTGGTAACGCCGCTGCTGTTACAGTTACAGTTGGTGCTGGTGGATCTCTCGCGTTCAACGTAACTAATGGGGGAACAGGATATAGTTCTAATCCAACTATCAATATTCCATCACCTTCCTATGAAAATCTACCAATCATTGGAGTTTCTCGTCTTGGTCAGGGTGCAACAACTGATTCTGGTAGTGGTCTCCTTCTTAATGTTGAAGTTGGTTCTGCGATAACAGCAGTTGGAATTGGTTCTACTCTCTTTGAGGTTAAAAACTTCAATATTGCTAGAAATGGATATGGATTTAGAATTGGTGATAAGTTCAAACCAGTTGGTCTTGTAACTGCCAAAGGTCTTCCTTCTATGGTAAATGAACCAGAATTTGAAGTTCTGGACATCTTTAACGACAAATTTGCCGCTTGGCAATTTGGTGAACTTGATTACATTGATTCTATCTCTGATCTTATTAATGGATCTCGTGTCAGATTCCCACTGAATTATAAGGGTGAACTTCTAAGTTTTGAAGTTGATAGGAATAATCCAGACTCTTCGGTAATTGATCTTGAAGCAGTTCTTCTAATCTATGTAAATGGTGTTATCCAGCAACCAAATGTTCATTATCAGTTTGTTGGTGGTACGTCAATTGTATTCACAACTGCACCAACTTCAAACGATAATATTGATATCTTCTTCTATAGAGGAACTAGAGGAACTGATAGTGTCATCGTAAATGTTAACACTACCGTTGAAACTGGAGATCTCCTGCAGATGCAGAAGACTGATAATAGTCTTGCTCAAGATCCTAGAACAACTTACAATATCAATAATTCCGACACAGTAGAAACAAACATCTACGCTGGTCTTGGTATTGATGAAACTAACTTTAAACCACTTAACTGGATTAAGAAGAAGGTGGATCAGAGACTTGGTGGTGAACTTGTTAATAAGTCAAGAGATTCCATTGAAGGTCAAGTCTATCCTACTGCAAGAGTTATTGGTGACATTTCTGCATCTGCAACTGAAATATTTGTTGATGACGCACAATTATTCAATTATGAGGAAAATGAGTCTTCTATCAATATCACCAGTGTCAATGGATTGCTTGTAAACACGTCAACAGAACATGTATCTGCCGCTGTCACTGCTGTAGTTTCTTCCACAGGAACGATCAGTTCCTTGGATGTAACTGAAGGTGGTGCTGGTTATTCTGGTTCAGCAACACTTAAGATTGCTGCACCGAAGGCAGTGGGTGTTGGTGTTGGTACAACTGCTACAGGCACAGTCACTATTGTCAACGATTTTATTAACTCTGCTTCCGTAACTAACGCTGGTTTTGGTTATACACGCACAGCACCTCCACAAGTTCTGGTTTCTACACCAGCACTTTCTGTTGAAAGTTTGACTGGAATCACTGCCGTTGCTGGTTTTGCTGCAACGATTACTGGTATTGCCACAGCGGTCGGAACTGGCGGAAACGCTCTTGCTCTTGCGTTTAGTTTTACAGCGTCTAGCACCACAGGACTTCAAGAAGGTTATCCAATCTTCGTCAAGAACACTAGTGTTGGTGATGGTGTTATATCCATCAATGGTTCCGACAATTCAATCGTTGCCATCGGAACAACGTTCCTGGACAACATTTATATTGTTAATGATCTTCATACAACTGCGACGACTGGAGTTGCTACTTGCAATATTCTTTCTACGACTACACATACTGGTCTTACCACCACAGGTAGTTTGACAGTCCCACAAGGAATACTTTCCTGGGGCAGACTTTCTGGATTTAATAGAGCATCTTCTCCGATTGCTATTGGTGTAACTGGTTTGAGAGTTGATGCTGGATTGTCAACATTCCCCACTATCCAAAGACGGGGATTCGGTTTGAGAGACAACGGATCTCTCAGAAAGGACCTGGGATAGTTATAAATATAGAAAAAAGCTAGCAACAATGGCGGCAATTGTAACCGATCAGTTTAGAATATTAAATGCGGGAAACTTTGTAGATTCCGTCACTAGTTCTGCAAACTCTTACTATGTTTTTGTTGGTCTATCCAATCCCTCTATAGTTGGATTTGGAAGAACTACAGACTGGGACACAAATACTCCTAGTCCCACTGACAATATTGATTATGCCAATTTTATTGGCGACAATATGTCCTTTGGTAAGAAAGTCTCCTCTGCTAATGTCAGAAGACTGGTAAGGAGAGTTGATTGGACTAGAGGGACAAAGTATGAGATGTATCGTCACGATTACAGTCTCAATAATCTTTCACCCACCACAAAGTCTGCAAGACTTTATGATGCAAACTACTATGTAATGAATAGTGAGTTCAAAGTATATACTGTTATTGATAATGGTTCTTCTGGAATTAGTACAACAGGAAATGCTTCTCTTGATGAACCAACTTTCACTGACCTTGAACCATCAAAAGCAGGTGTAAGTGGTGATGGATATGTTTGGAAATATCTTTTCACGGTATCTCCAAGTGATATCATCAAGTTTGATTCTACTGAATATATTTCACTTCCAAATAATTGGTCTACATCAACAGATGCTCAGATAGTTGCTGTTAGGAATAACGGTAATTCTGATACTAATGAGAATCAGATTAAGAAAGTATATATTGACCAACAGGGATTAGGATATTCTCAAGGTTCTCATGAAGTCAATATTTTAGGTGATGGAACTGGCGGTAAAGTTATTGTTGATGTTGATGTCAACGGTAAAATTACAAATACTGTAGTTTCTTCTGGTGGAAAAAATTATTCTTACGGAATTGTTGATCTTGGATCAATTAATTCTAACTCCAGCACTAAAGCAAAACTGATTCCAATTATTCCACCATCAAAGGGTCATGGTCATGACCTTTATAAGGAACTTGGTGCGGATAAGGTTCTTGTTTATGCAAGATTTGATGATTCTACAAGAGATTTTCCAACTGATGTAACTTTCGCACAAATTGGTATTGTTAAAAATCCAACTTCTATTGGATCTACAACAGTATTTGATGAAAATCAGTTCTCTTCATTAGGTGCCTTGAAATTTACTTCAGTTACTGGAACAGTATCTGTTGGTGATAAAATTAGTCAAAGTGTTACAGGCGGGACAGCAGTTGGTTTTGTTGCTTCATTTGATAATGAAACTAAAGTATTGAAGTATTTTCAAGATAGAAATGCTTTCTTGAATCAAACTACATTTGATCAAACAGATTATGTTGGTGTTTCTACCAACGGTAAACTGTATGAGTTTGCTTCAAATTCAAACGCAGTCACTACCACTGGAGGTTTCTCGGGTTCTATTGATACTGGATTTACTGGTATTACTACAAACCCAACAGGAACAAAACTTATTTCAATTGGCACCCAAATTACAAACGGGATTGCCAATCCTGAGATAAATAAAGGGTCGGGAGATATTGTCTATATTGACAATCGTCCAGCAATCTCCAGAAACTCAAGACAAAAAGAAGACGTTAAAATCATCCTGGAATTCTAAACGATGCCACAGAAAACTAATCTCAATATCAATCCTTATTTTGATGATTTCAGTAAGGATGATAATTTTTACAAGGTTTTATTCAAACCAGGATTTCCAGTTCAGGCTAGAGAACTGACGACTCTGCAGACAATTCTGCAGAATCAAATAGAATCGTTTGGAAGTCATATGTTCAAAGAGGGATCAATGGTGATCCCAGGAAATGTTGCGTATGATTCTGAATATCCTGCTGTTAAGTTAAATGCTGATCATTTAGGTATTGACATTTCAGTATACGGTAAAAATCTTGTAGGAAAGAGATTAAAGGGTCAAACATCTGGCATCGTTGCAAAGGTTGACCGATATGAAAATGTATCAGACTTAACTGGTATAACGAATCCAACCATATTTGTAAAGTATATTGAATCTGGAGATAATAACCAGGTTGAACCGTTCCAGGACGGAGAAGTTTTAATTACAGAAGATTCCTTCACTTACGGAAATACTTCTGTAAATTCAGGTGAAACTGTAGCATCGCTGATTAGTGAAGATGCTACGTCTGTCTCCAGTTCCGTATCAATTGGTTCTGGAGTGTATTTTATCAGAGGAACTTTTGTAGATGTTTCATCTGACAAGATATTTTTAGATCCATATTCCAACACATCATCTTATAGGGTTGGTTTAACTATTAATGAAGAGATCATCACAGCGAAAGATGATGATTCTTTATATGACAATGCTAAAGGGTTCTCTAACTATGCTGCTCCTGGGGCAGATAGATTAAAAATAAGTCTAACATTATCTAAGAAACTCTTAACAGATAATGATGATAAGACTTTTGTAGAACTTGTTAGAATTCAGGATGGTGAATTAAAGAAACTTCAAAATAAATCTAATTACAACTTAATTAGAGACTATTTTGCTAAGAGAACTTTTGAAGAATCTGGAAATTATTCCCTTGATAACTTTGATGTTGAGGTCAAAGAGTCTTTGAATGACAGACTTGGTAATGAAGGAGTATTTTTCTCAAATCAATCTACAGATGATGGAAATGTTCCATCTGAAAACATGATGGCAATTTCTGTTTCTGCAGGAAAAGCATATGTAAAAGGATATGACGTTGAAAATACTGCCAATAAAATTATTGATGTAGAGAAACCAAGGGATACCAGAACAATATCTAATTCTTTGGTTCCTTTTGAAATGGGAACTCTGATTCGTGTTAATAATGTTCAGGGAACTCCATTATTTGGTGTAAATAATAATAGTAATATTGTAAGACTTCAGGGTCAAAGAAGAGGAACATCTACAACTGCTGCCACTGGAACTGAAATTGGTCAAGCAAGAGTATATAATTTTAGTCTTACAGATTCTGCTCAAGTAGATCTTTCTACTTCTTGGGATTTATATCTTTTTGATGTTCAGACATATACTACTATTAGTTTGAACGAAAATACTTTGACTGCTGACATGCCTGTCAGTTCTTACATTAGAGGTGTAAGTAGTGGTGCCTCTGGTTATGTACAGAGTGCTCCTGCTGGAACGACTGATATTACCCTGATGCAAACATCAGGAACCTTCATCGTCGGTGAGCAACTTTTAATTAATGAGAGCAAAGAAATTTCTCGCTCCATCACGAGTCTCACAACTCACACTATTGAAGATGTCAAGTCAATTTATCAAGATTCAACAGCACTGAATTCTGAACTCAAGAGAGATTTTATTGCCGATACTATTCTTGAAAGAAAACTTCCTACCGGATTTGGTATAGCAGACACAGTTCAAATTAGTACTACTGGTGCTATGACTTGCCCAGGCAAGTTCTTCAACAACATTAAAGTTGGAGATATTGTTAGATATCAGATCGCTGGAACTAGTGATGAAACGTTTAATAGAGTTTCTGCAATTAATTCTGCCAAAACTCAAGTTACTTTAGTTGCTGAGCAGGATAGAACTAATGTTTGTGATGGTAGTCTTCCAGGTTCTACTTTTACAGGAACATTTACATTAGGTGTACCTATTGTTAGAGAGCGTGGTGGATTGTTTGCACCTCTTGAAGAACAAAATGTTTCTTCAGTTGATTTAGGATCTTCTAATCTTTTAGTTTCCAGTCAAATTAGAGAGCAGTCAACCAGCTCTACAGGATCTCTTTCAATAAACGTTACTACAACTGGTATTAGTAGTTCCCTCTTTGAGACATTTGATCAAGAAAGATATAGCATTCATTATAATGACGGATCTATTGAAACTTTAACAAGCGATCAAGTTTCTCTCAGTTCTGCAGGTCAAGTTATTACGTTTACTGGTCTCACTGCATCTCAATCAAGCAATGTGACAGTAAATACTACTGTCAAAAAAATAGGAATTACCAACAAAGACAAAGTATATACGAGAAGCACAAAAGTAGAAGTAACCAAGTCTGCTACCGGAGTATCTACATCCATTTCTCAAACTTCTAAAAGTGATTTTTATGGAACTAGAATTCAGGATAGAGAAATTTCTCTGAATGTTCCTGATGTTGCAGAAGTTGTCGCTGTTTATGAATCATTAGGAACATCTATTCCAACCTTAGATTCCCTTGAGTTCCCTGCTGGATTAGCACTCAACACAGCATCAATTTTAGGAGAAAGAGTTGTTGGATCCACAAGTAATGCCATCGCTCAAGTAGTCACAAGATCTTCAGCAACTAAAGTTGAAATTGTTTACTTAACTGATGATAAATTTACTGTTGGCGAAAACGTAACATTTGAAGAATCTGGTATTATTGCACCATTACAAGTTATTGGACTTGGAAACTATCAAGATGTTACAAATAACTACACTCTTGACAAAGGTGTTAAAGAACAGTTTTATGATTACTCAAGAATTGTACGTAGAGAAAATTTAAATTATAAACCATCAAGAAAACTGTTAATAATTTACAATCATTATACAATTCCAACTAATGATACGGGTGACGTATATACAGTTAATTCTTACGATGCTGCCAGGTTTAAATCTGACATCCCACTAGCAGGAGAACTTAGAGCATCAGATGTCTTAGACTTTAGACCTAGAGTTTCTGATTTTACTTCCACTACACTTTCTCCTTTTGATTACACTGCAAGAACTTTCGCTACAACAGGAACTAATCCGACTCTTTTAGTTGCTCCAGATGAAAGTTCTTTAGTTGGAATTAGTTACTACCTCCCAAGAATTGATAAAGTGGTGTTTACCACTAAAGGAAATGTTGCTGTTGTAAGAGGAACTAGTGCTGAGGATCCAAAAGATCCTGAAATTGGTGGTGACATGATGGAATTGGCAAGAATTCAGTTGCCAGCATACTTATATGATACTTCTGATGCAGTATTAACCTTTACTGATAATAGAAGATATACGATGAGAGATATTGGTAGGATTGAGGATAGAGTTGAAACTTTAGAAACTCTCACATCGCTATCTCTCCTTGAACTTGATACAAAAACACTTCAAGTTAGGGATACTGACGGTTTAGATAGATTTAAGTCTGGATTCTTTGTTGATGATTTTGCTGACAATCAAAGAATGGAAGACAAGTCCGAGTCTGGAATTAAAAATAATGAACTCGGAGCACCAGTTGATTACTTTACTCTTAAACCAGAGATTGCTTCCGGTCTTCCCACTGTTGGTGGTTTTGACTTAAACTTTGACCTTCTTGATCCAAATACTCAGAAGACTGGTGATCTGATTACACTTAAGTATGACAATAAAGAGTGGATTAAACAACCTCTCGCATCTAGAGTTGAAAATGTAAACCCATTCAACATGGTCGCATTCACAGGTGCGATCAACATTTCTCCTGCTCAAGATAGTTGGACACGAACAGTTACAATTAACGGTGGCGAAAGAGTCACTAGAGTTTCTACTGATTGGAGAAATGGCAGACGAGGGAGAGAACTATCTAGTATTAGCACTAGCGTAGAGAGTAGAACTGCTGATACACATATCAGATCTAGGAACGTACAGTTTGAAGCAACTGGTTTAAGACCTCTAACAAGACATTACAATTTCTTTGAAAGTAGTACAGATTTGGATATTATTCCAAAATTAACTGAAATTTCCATGACATCTGGGGTCTTCCAGGCAGGAGAGACTGTTAGAGGTTTTATTGGAGCTAGACAAATTTTCTCTGCAAGAATTTGTAATCCTGATCATAAGTCTGGTTCAATAACGAATCCTTCTACAAAATACACTTTAAATCCATACAATAGAAGTTTAACTTTACCTGAAGTATATTCTGCGTCTTCCACAGTTCTGAATATTGATATTAACTCTTTGATGGAAGATGTTCTTGGAGCGTTTAATGGGCGTATCGTGAAGGATATGGTCCTTCTTGGTGTAACAAGTGGGGCACAAGCAAAAGTATCAGACATCAGATTAATAACTGATACTTTTGGTGATGTAACAGGATCATTCTTCTTCAGAGATCCCCTTGCTTCTCCAACACCCGCAGTTACATTTACTACAGGAGAAAAGACTTTTAAACTTACATCAAGCTCTTCTAATGCTAAACCTCTACCTGGAAGTTTGAGACTTAGTGTTGGTGAAGGTACTTATACTGCCAGAGGAACTGTAGAAACTGTTCGCAGAACCAGAAATGTCACGGAATTCTTCCGCAGACCAAGACCTCCTGTACGAAGGGAAGATCCTTTAGCACAATCATTTACGGTTGACGAAACTGGGGCATTCCTGACAAGTCTTGACGTATTCTTTGCTAACAAAGATGAAAATGAAAAAATAAGATGTGAAATTAGAACCATGGAGTTGGGCACACCAACAGATATATTGGTTGCTGATTATGCACAGGTAACTCTTGAACCATCTCAAATTAATGTTTCAAGTGACGGTACAGTTCCAACTAAAGTTACTTTCCCTTCTCCAGTATATCTTGAACCAGACACTGAGTATTGCTTTGTTCTTCTTGCACCAACAACTAACGAATATGAAGTTTGGGTGGCAAGAATGGGAGAGAGGACTGTAAATCTGTCTACTCTACCTGACGCTGAAAGTGTCATCGTAACAAAGCAATATATTGGAGGTAGTTTGTTCAAGTCTCAAAACGGGACTATCTGGACTGCAAGTCAGTTTGAAGATGCGAAGTTCACGTTGTACAAAGCAAACTTCATTACAGAACCTGGTATTGGTTACTTCTACAACCCATCTCTGCAGATTGGAAGTGATTTAACTGAAAAACTTATTAATAATCCAGTTAAAACTCTTCCAAGAAAACTAAAAGTTGGTATCACAACAACTTCTGTAATGGATAGTATTCTGACCATTGGTAAAAAGGTAAGTGATAATACATCTTCTGCTGCTATTACCGGCAATATTGAGCAGGTTGGTGGAAACATTGCTAACACAACTAGCAACTTAGTTGGTGCAGGATACAGTAATGGAACCTATAATGGAGTCAATTTCTACTCTGTCACCGGATCTGGAACTGGAGCTATTGGCATTGTCACGTTCTCAAGCAATAGACTTGATGGAAATCCACATGTGACGACTGCTGGCAATGGATACGTTGTTGGCGATGTACTTGGAATTACAACTTCTGATGTTACCAGAGGTCGTGGTGCACAATTCTCAGTTAAGAATATCACAGGAAAAGATACCTTATATCTGACTGATGTTCAGGGTGAAGAGTTTACTGAAGGACAGAATCTTGTCGTTTATAGTTCCCCTAATGTTGCGGTTGCATATGCTAATACAACAATTAGAAATTCTAGTGTAATCAGTAATCTCTATGATGGTAGAGTTCTTGAGGTTCAACAAACCAATCATAGTCTTCATGCAGACAACAATGTTGTTGTTCTTGCAGATATTGAACCCAATACAACTCCAACTACTCTAAATGCAGCACTTGGATTGAGTGATACAACTATTTCGGTTGCTAATACATCACTCTTTGCGACATTTGAGGGCATTTCCACTTCTACTGGTTATGCCAAGGTCAATAACGAAATCATTTACTACAACTCTATTATTGCCGGTGCTGGTGGTGCTGGAACACTTGGAATTGGCACAAGAGGTATTGATAATTCTCTCAAGAGATCTCATGATCTTAATGATCAAATCTTTACTTATGAGTTGAACGGAATCTCTCTTCACAGAATCAATAAGCAACATAATATGCCTAGTGATGCTACTTTGAAGAATGCTAGAGACTTTGATACTTATCATCTGCAGATTGATCGTGGATCAAGAACAACTGGAGATAATCAACTTAGTTTCACTGATGAAAATAGTGTTGGCGGTCCAGTTGTGTTCTCTTCAAGTAATATTCAGTTTGATGAAATTACTCCAAGGTTGAACGTATTCACGCCAACAGAGAGCACCACCGCAACTTCTCAAATTAGAACTGTTACAGGAACTAGTTCTGGTGGTTCTGAAGTATCATTCCTTGACCAGGGATATGAAAATATTTCTCTTAACAATGAGAATCGGATGAGTACTCCAAGAATGGTTGCTTCTAGAATCAACGAAATCACAAGACTATCAGATCTTCCTAATAGTAAGTCCCTGACTCTTGCCGTCAGTATGAACACGACCGATCCAAATCTATCTCCAGTTATTGATGTTCAGGGATCTGGAATTCTGTTTGGTAGAAATAGGTTAAACAATCCAATTTCTGATTATGCAAATGATGGAAGAGTAAATTCTCTTACAGAAGATCCACATACTGCGTATTATATTTCTAAAAAGACTGATCTTGCACAACCAGCAACATCTCTCAAAGTCCTTGTTTCTGCATACCGTCATTCTTCAGCAGACTTTAGAGTTCTTTATGAACTCTTTAGAGTTGATTCTAATGGTATTGAACAAGCATTTGAATTGTTCCCTGGATTTGATAATCTGACAGATACAAATGGTGATGGATTTGGCGATGAAGTAGTTGATTCTGTTCTTAACAATGGCAGACCAGACGCTTTCACTCGTGCGAGTGCAGATGGTGAATATATAGACTATCAGTTTAGTGCTGATAATCTTGCTCAGTTTAATGGATTTAGAATCAAAATTGTTATGAGTGGAACTAATGAAGCAAAAGCACCGAAGTTCAAGGACT